ACTGGTAGTTCTTTGTCAACAAATACTTGGTATCACATTGCCGTAAGTAGAAGCGGGTCTAGCACTAAAATGTTTGTTAATGGCACACAGGATGGTTCTACTTATACTGATTCAAATAATTATATAAATGGCGCATTAAGGCCAATGATTGGAGCTGACGGATTCAATAGTGGTACTCCTGGTGGAAATCCAATGAATGGATACATAGATGACCTACGCATCACCAATGGGTACGCTCGTTACACCGCAACATTTACACCGCCAACTGCGGCATTCTTTAATTACGGCCCGAATTAAGGAGCATTTATGTTTATTGCAAAAGTAGAAAACGGAAACATCGGTGAAATCATCGACTTCCGCAAGTATTTTGGGAAGACTGATTCAGTTACAGACGAGCAGTTAGTGGCTCAAGGTTTTGTCAGAGTCAACCTGTTTCGCGCCCATGACCGCCTAACACAGAAGCTTGTGTCTGCTACGCCCGTGCTAGAGAACGGCTGGGTGTACACGGTTGCTGTAGCCGACCTGACCGCAGAGGAAATTCAATCTGCCAAAGACAGCGCAATGGCTCAGATTCGTGGTCAGCGTAACACCTTGCTTGCCGCTTGTGACTGGACGCAGATTGCCGACAGTACCGCAGATAAGACTGCATGGGCTACATACAGAACCGCATTACGCAACTTGCCCGCCACAATTACTGGTGACCCCCGTACATTCTCTGACTGGCCTCGCGACCCTAACTGGGTTGACCGGACTATCTAATCATGTGGGACTGGGCTGAAGCATTCATTGCCGCAGCCTGTTTAGTGGCCTTCGTCATCTATGGCACTTACATAATTGCATGGAGTATGGTGTGATAAATGCGTTGGCTCATTCTGTTACTTTTGTTAGTGTTGGCTGGAGCCGTAGCCAAAAGTGGATGCCATGTGCGCGAGTTCTACGGAATTGGCTACACAGTCCACGATCCAACTCAGCGGCACAAAGAGATGATGGCTTGGCTCATCCACAACGCAGAGTATTGCAAGACTTCGGATTACATGGTTATTTGGAACAACCTGCCAGATTGGGCGGGTACGGCAGACACAGTAATACTTAGATCAAAGATAATTCACGGGTACAAAGATGCGCTTGATCGGGAAAAGAAGTGAAGATCAGTTACGACAAATGGTATCCGGTGGTACAGCCAAATCCACCAATGCAGTCCGAGGTGTTTGCCAAGCGGGTGGAAAGACTTAACGCTGAGAGGGCTGTGCAGGTACAGATTGACCAGCAGGTAAAGAAGTTTCACCAATATGAGTATGAGATTTATGAATACAGGATGCGGCAGATAACGCTAAACATTGACATCACAAACCTTAAACGCGAGATTGACAAACTTGTATGACCAAGAAACCGATACCCAGACCAGTCAGGAAACCCCAGATGGAAACAAAAGAAAAGCTGACGCTGTGGGTAACCTTCATGGTAAGCACCACCCTGTGCATCTCCGTATTGGCTATGGTAACCGCCTTTATGTTGGGTCTTTGGGCCAAGGAGGTGGACAACGCCGAGATTTTCAAAATGATTTCACCCGCTTTTTCTACTCTTATCGGCGGCATGATTGGGTTCCTGTCTGGTATCAAACTCATGCAGAATGAAGACACTAAACCAAAGGAAAAGTAATGGCGCAGTTTGAACCAGCCTTTGAGCAAATGATGAAAGACGAGGGCGGCTATGTCCTTCACGAAGTTGCTGGCGACACTGGAGGCATGACCTATGCAGGAATTGCCCGTAACAAGAACCCGCAGTGGCAAGGTTGGGCGCTGGTGGATAAGAAAGAATTCGGTGGCTCCCTGACCCCCATGGTGCGTGAGTTCTACCGCACCGAGTTTTGGGACAAGATGCGCGGCAACGAGATTACCAACCAAGAAGTGGCTAACACTATCTTTAACTTTGGCGTCAACGCAGGTTTAGGCATGGCTGTCAAGCTGGCTCAGTTGATCGTTGGTGCTACCCCTGACGGCGGAATTGGTGCCAAAACTATTGAAAAGCTCAACCAAGTCAATGACGGTCAGCGGTTCAAAGAGTCTTACGCCTTGGCAAAAATTGCCCGTTACGTTGAGATTTGCAACAAAAACCCTGTGCAGGTCAAGTTCCTTAAAGGTTGGATCAACCGCACATTGAAAGGTCTAGCATGAGCTTACTAGCCGTTGGATCCATCATTGAAGCTGTGGGTAAGGTTGCAGGCGACCTAATTACCACTGACAAAGAAAAGATGGAGATGGAGATCGAGCAACGAAAGCTTGATCTTGAGGAGAGGCGTATTGACCAAGCTACAGACCTAGCCCAGATCGAGGTTAACAAGATCGAAGCCTCGTCTAGTAGCGTGTTTGTCAGTGGCTGGCGTCCTGCCATCGGTTGGATCGGTGTGGCGGCTATGGGGTATCAGTTCCTGCTGTATCCACTGTTCCAGTGGTGTTGGAAGTACTTGCAGGCTATGGGCTGGGTTCCTGTTGGCATGGATCCTCCCCCAGTGCTAGAAGCTGACCAACTATGGGTCATCCTCTCAGGCATCTTGGGAATAGCCGGCATGAGAAGTTTTGAGAAGACTAAGGGCGTGGCAAGCAAGTAACCTTGTCACAAGTGAAAAGGCAGATTAAAATGCCTCAACGAATTTAAGAGGTGAACGCATGGCGACTGCAAGTGTTATGACCTATACCAGCTTGGTCGAAAACATCCAGTCTTATCTGGAGCGTACTGACACCGCCACGCTGGACAAGATCCCCCTGTTTATCATGCTCGCTGAGCAGGTTATAGCCTCTCAGATCAAGTTTTTGGGCAATCTAACGGTTAATACCAGCACCATGACAATTGGCGCTAACGTGATCGACAAGCCAGCTCGTTGGCACAAAACAGTGTCTATGAACATCACAGTATCTGGTGAGCGCCAGCCAGTCTTTAATCGTAGGTATGAGTACCTAAGAGAGTATTGGCCTGACCCCGCGGAAACGGAAGTCCCAAAGTTCTACTGCGACTACGACTACACCCATTGGCTGGTAGCTCCTACGCCTGCCGCGGCTTATGACTTTGAGGTTTTGTACTACGAGCGCGTTCAACCTTTGGACAGCTCTAACCAGACCAATTGGTTTACCATCTACGCCCCTCAAGCACTGCTGTACGGGTCACTCCTTCAAGCTATGCCGTTCCTCAAGAATGATGAACGAGTTCCTATGTGGCAAGGTCAGTACAAGCTGATCATGGACATTCTCATGGCTGAGGACAAGTTGCGTATTGCAGATCGCCAAGCGGTCGCCAATGACAGTTAAGGACTAACATGAGCTACAACTCACCATTCACAGGTAACGTCATTCAACCGACGGACGTTTCTTTTCGTTCAATTACGCTGAGCGCTAACACCCAGTTAGAGTGGCCTATCAACGGAAACGCCACCGACGACTTTGCCGCTCGCATCATGCAGGTTACGGCTACAACCACAAGTTTGAGCTTGTTCATGCCTCCTGCTAACCAAAGCTCGGTAGGTAACGACGCGCTGATCCGCAACGTCGGTGCTAACACGTTCACGGTCAAAGACTACGCAGGCACCAACACAATCATCTCTATTGCCGCTGGTGAGTCCAAGTACGTCTACATCACAGCCAACCCCACGACGACTGGGACATGGGGAAACATTGCTTTTGGCACAGGTACATCGTCTGCTGATGCCTCTACGTTGGCTGGTTACGGACTGGTCGCAAGTGGCTTAACTTTAAATCAAAGTCATCCAGCACAGACTCTTGTGACTGCTGGAACCTTTGCTGTGGCAGATAGAGCTCAAACCTCTGTGTGGACTGGTGGGGCTGGTACGTACAACCTCCCATCAGCTTCGACCATTGGAAACAATTGGTTCACGTTGTTTAAAAACAGTGGTACGGGCTCAATGGTGATATCAGCCTCTGACAACATTGATGGCTCAGCAACAAAAACCTTTGCGCCTAACGAGTCTGCTTTTATTGTCAGCACTGGTGTAACTTACCTGACCGTTGGTTACGGTGTCAGCAATCAATTCTTCTACACGTCTTTGGTTAAGGCTGTTGTGACGGGGTCGTACACTTTAACTTCAAGTGAAGCCACAAACACCATTCAAACCTACACAGGAACCTTGACTGGTAACGTGACGGTTGTTTACCCACCTGTGGTGAACTTGTACGTAATTAAAAACTCTGTGACCGCAGGTGGTTTTACACTCACCGTAGGGACTGGGGTTGGAACGTCTGTGGTCATTCCTTCTGGTCAACAGGTAACTTTGGCTTGCGACGGAACTAACTTCTTTAACGCCAACACCTCTCAAGCTGGCTCCATTACCACTTTGAGCCTAGCTGACGGCAACGTAGGGTCGCCTTCTTTGAACTTTGGTAGCGAAGCAACCACAGGCGTGTTTCGTGCTGGTGCTGGACAATTTAACACTGCAATTTTAGGAACTTTGCGCTCGACGCTATCTGCTACTGGTCTAGCGATTGTTGGTACGGGTAACTTTACTGGTGGCGTAGCTGGGGGCACGTTTTGACTAAAAAGGTCTTTGCTCTTGACACCAAGGCTGGGATCCAGCGCGATGGAACAGTCTTTGATGCGGAATGTTACGCTGACGGTCTTTGGGTAAGGTTCCAACGCGGTCGCCCACGCAAGATGGGTGGTTACAGACAGATCACCGCTGGGATTTCAGGCCCTTCCCGCGGCATCTACGTCAACCCACAGCAGAGCTTTAATAACGTATTTAACGGGCACTCCAAGGGTTTGCAGGTTGTTCCGATTGACAACAATGGTGTAGGTTCTGGCATCACGGACATGACCCTCAGCAACTTCACGGCATCTGACAATAATCTGTGGCAGTTTGATACGTTTTATGACGTGAGTGGGTCTGGGGATAATTTGCTTCTGGCGCACCCCGGTCAATCCCTCGCCCTCATTGACAACAACGTGGACACTCCCGTTTTAGGTGGCAACATCACTGGCACAAGCTTTTCTGCTATTGGCGTGTTTACTCAGTCCGTGTTTTTGAACAGCACCACGACCATGTACTTGTCAACACCTAACCTTCAGATTGGTGCTGGTCAATCCATCTCTGGAACAGGTATTCCTTCTGCTACCACGGTTGTCTCTTCTGCACTTGCTGTAACTATTTTGAACGCTGTCGCCGTGACTGGTGTTGCTGGTCAGTGTTCCTGTACATCTACATCAGGACTCTACGTTGGTCAAACCGTAGCTGTTTCTGGTACTAACACTGGTACAGCAACAGGCATTACCTCTGGTGTAACCTTCTTTATCATTGCCACCAACTTTGCAACGACGTTTACCTTGTCTGCGTCCTCGGGAGGCCCTGCGCTCGTCACGACTGCTGGAACAACAACTGGCTTGGTGTTTACCTTAAGTCAGATACAGAACGTGGTAATTTCTGCCGCCGCAACAACGTCTGGCGCTTCAACAATCACCTTTGACAACAATGTGTCCGTCTCTGGTGGTGTTGTCTCTCTTCACCCTTATGTTTTTGTTTATGGTAACAACGGACTGATTAGAAACAGCTCAGCAGGCAACGTAAACGATTGGGTCTCTGCGGACGCCAATGAGGTCTCTGTAGCCACAGGAAAGATTGTCCAAGGGCTACCCGTCAGGGGCGGCTCAAACGCGCCTTCTGGGCTGTTCTGGAGCCTTGACAGCCTTATCCGTGTGTCATTCATTGGTGGTGCAGGAACTCCTCCACAGTTTTGGCGATATGACTTGATCTCGTCTCAGTCGTCTATCCTGTCTTCTCAGTCTGTGATTGAGTACGACGGTATCTATTATTGGTGTGGTGTTGATAGGTTCTTGCTTTACAACGGTGTTGTGAAAGAGATACCTAACACCTTTAACCAGAATTACTTTTTTGACAACTTAAACTATTCCCAGCGCGAGAAGGTTTGGGTGTCTAAAGTTCCACGTTTTGGTGAAATCTGGTGGTTTTATCCTCGTGGAACTGAAACAGAGTGCACTGATGCCGTTGTTTATAACGTACGTGAAAACATCTGGTACGACGCTGGTGAGGCTCTTGGAGCTCGTCGCTCTGCTGGTTACTTCTCTCAAGTCTTCACTCGCCCAACTTGGGCGTCATGGGAAACCAATGAGGTTGGTGGTGTAAACGGAATTACTTTAACTGCTGGTGGTACTTCGTACACCAACGGAACCTACACCAACCAAGCTCTGACAGGCGGTAGCGGATCAGGCGCCACAGCTACGATTGTTGTGGCTGGAGGTATCGTTACCTCTGTGACAATCTTTACCAAGGGTAAGAACTACGTTGTTGGTAATACCCTATCTGCCGCGATCCCAGTAGGTTCTGGGTTGATCATTACTGTTAATCAGGTGGTTGACTTTGTATCCTTGTGGCAACACGAGATTGGTACTGACATTGTTCAGGATACGTCAGTTCTTGCGATTGAGTCTTACTTTGAGACAAGTGACTTAGGCTTTGTTGCGGGAGGCCCTTCTCAGTCTGCTCCTGTAGGTGAAAACAAGTGGTTACGCCTTGAGCGTGTCGAGCCTGACTTTATTCAAGAAGGTGAGATGGAAATCTATGTGACTGGTAGATCGTTTGCTCAGGCTAACGACGTGACGACAGGCCCCTACCCCTTTGATCCAGACACAGGCAAAGTTGACATGCGTGAACAACGCCGTGAGCTTCGTTTAAAGTTTGTCTCTAACGTGGCGGGTGGTAATTATCAAGTTGGTAAAATTATCTTAGACGCTGATTTGGGCGATGTGAGACCATAATGGCAATTATCCTCAACCCCGCACAGGTCTACGACCCTCGCTACCATACCTTTGAGTCTTGGGCGTCCCTCATGTGCGAGCAGTATGCGTCTCAGCAATTGTGTATACCAGACGCAAACACGGATTGGAAAGAGTGGGCGTCAGGCTTAAAGGCGATTGATGTGTTTACGAATGAGGGCATACCGGGCCCCTACATCTACGACGACTGGCACGAATGGGCTGAGGCTCTTGTCAACTCTGTAAACCCATCGGTGAACTAATATGGCACTCTTTGAACGACTCTCAGCCTCAAGCTCACCCCAAGAGATTGCCGATGCTTACAAAGAATTTACGGGCTTGGCTGGTGGCGACACCGCCGCCAATCAAAAACAAGCTGTTGATTATTTAGGCGCTTTAGGTATTGCCGCTCCTTCTATTACGCAGGCATACAGCATCTACACAGCCCCTGAAACACCTGTAAGTGGATTGTCCACAGTCATTTCAGGAAACAATACTGTTCTTGAGGATGTCTCTACGCCAACAACTGGCGCCTTAGCTCAGGCAGTAACACCAACTGGAACAAGCACACCCGCGGTGGTTACTCCTCCGCTGTCAACACAAACGATTATCAATACTCCCCCACAAGATCAAGTAGAAATTATCAAGGAGACAAACGCTCCAAAAGATCTTGGCAACGGTACGTTCAGGACATCTGGCGGTACGATCATTGACTCTAATGGTTACCCTGTAACAAATACTGGCGCCTTAACCCAAGCAACAGCAAAAGTTTATACGCAAGAAGAAGTCAATAAGGCATTGGTTGATACGCTTGCCAAAGATCCAAATGTTAATAAAACTGACGTTGCAAATGCGGCGGCTAAATTAGGCATAACTACTGATCAAGTAAATAAAGCATATACCAACCTAACGGCAACGGTTGCTACAACTGGTGCTTTAAATCAATCAACAGCGCTAGAGAATCAAGGACATGTAAAAGAGACCAACGGCCCTGTTGACCTTGGAAACGGCACCTTCAGAACGCGCAGTGGCGTGATTATTGATTCCAACGGTTACCCTGTAACCAATAAGTTGACTGCGGCACAGCAAACAGAGCTTGACGCATCTACTAAACCAAAAACCATCACAGCTCAATTTCAAGGCAAGACCTACGAGCTAAACGCAAACGATGTTGAAAAGGTCAAACAGCAGATCTTGGCTCAAGGCACTACGTCTAAATGGACTGGTCAAGGCTTTGGATCTGCTGATGCAAATGCTGAAGCCATGGCTAAAAACTTGGTGGCTAGTGGAGTTAAAGACATCAATGATGTTGCATTGGTTGACAAGAAAATTGATGTTGCTGTAAAACCTATTTTTGAATCTGTAGATACTGGTGGGTACGATGAGAATGGCCCCATCATTATTCAAAAAATCGTAGGTTATACAGACGCTCAGGGAAACAAGGTAGATGCAAGTTTAGTCAAAACTGAAACCGATTATGGCGGTGAGAGTGGCAACATGACCACTACCTACACAGCACCAGTCGGAACGCAGAAGGTAATTGGCAACAAGCTAACTGGTGAGGCGTTAATTAAAGACTACAGTGAAGATGACAAGATAGGTGACATGTTCTCTGGAACCTATGCTGGTTCTGGTAACACAGCTTTTAGAACAGCTTTTGATGCAAGTGGCAAACCTGTCTTCTACACAACTGGTCATTCTTCCAATGACTTGGTTAAGGCGTTTGCTGACGATCCGTTCCTTGGCAAAATAGCTACTGTTGCCGCTAGTTACTTCGGAGGCCCCGCAGGCGTAGCCGCACTACAAGCCGCCATGGGCAAGAGTGTCAAAGACATCGCTACTGGTGCACTGCTCTCTTACGCTGGTGGTGAGCTTGTTAAAAATCTTGGCTCAACTGACGCGCTTACAAATACGTTTGGTCAAACTGGTGTAGATGTCACCACTAACTTAGTCGATACTTTTGGTCAAACAGGTGCAAAAATTATCACCAACGCCGCTGGTAAATTTGTGGCTAGTGGAGGTAAGGCAGATGTTACAGACTTGCTATTGTCTGGCAGTGTTGATGCTGGCACAGACGCACTCCTTGCTAATGTAGAGGGTTTTAACAGCCTTACTGCTGGACAAAAGACGTTCGTTGCAAGTGTAGTCAAAACCACCATCAACAATGGTGGTGACTTGTCTATGAGTGATCTTATAGATGCTGGTTTTGCCGCCGCGACTACGGCTGTAGGTGCATCAAAGACAGGAACTGTTGCCAAAGCTATTGATGCTGATACAACCATCAACAACGCTGTTAATTCTGAAATTGACAAGGCCCTGACATTTGATGCAACGGGGTCAACAAACATTAACGCGGCAATGGAAGCGGCTGATGCGGCTGGTTACGGTAAGTTTACATTTGGTGGCAAGACTTACACAATTGACGCTGATCAAAACGCAAAGATTGTAAATCTTGAAAATATTGTAAAAGCAGAGACAGACGCCACCAAGCTTGCAACGACGACCACTAATCTTAAAGGTGGTGAGTTTGAAGGCGTAGATGCACAAGTAGCGGCTACAGCAAAAGCCAACAACACAGTCATTGGTAACACTGAAGCTGATACTTTAGAAGAAGCCACGGCTTTGGCTAAAGTGCGTAACCCCACAGGTACATCATTCACGTATGGTGGTAACACGTACACCATGAATGCGTCTTCTTCTGTAGTAGACAAAGAGCTTAATACTGTTAAGCAAAATGAAGTTTTAGATAACATCAAAAACGCCAAAACATTTAATGAGGCTTTTTCTACAGCTCGTGCAGGTTTAGGTGCTGGAAAAACATTTACATGGAACGGCAAAGAATACAGCACAGCTACTGCCGCAGAGCGCCCAGATCTATCTGGCCCCACCATTGAGCAGTTAAACAAAACCAATTTGGCTACAGTAACGGATGCGTCTAAGACTGTTGGCGCGCAAGGTGATACAGCCGCACGAGCTATTGCCGCAGATGCCACTGCCTTAAAGTCACTTACTAGAGGTCTTGGTGCGGATGCCAGCGCCACCAAAACAATTGAGTCGTCAGGGTTCTTCAGCGACCTATCTAAAAAATTTCAAGATCACATGAAATTAAATAGTGCGGCGGCAAACGACTACCTGAAGAACAATCCCGACAGCCCAATCACAAACAGCGTTAGCACGGCATATGAAGCCGCTGGCAACTTGCAAAAGAATGCGGCTGGGGGTGCGGCTCTTTTATTTAACAACAAACCATTGGCTGACGCTCTTGTAAAGAGTGGCGATGATTTGACCAAGATGGGTCAAAGTATTGGCAATGGCGTGGTAGATACCAAGAATTGGAATGACACGACGTCGTTGCTTCAAAACGCAAAAGGGTGGGAAAAAGTTGGCATCTTGGCTGGTCGAATTATGGACGGCACAAGCGGATTAGGTCGCCAAGTTGAGGTAGAGCTTCGGCAAGAGTTGCCCGGTTTATTCTTAGGCGGCGGAACCGTCAAAGGCATCTTGATTGCAACTGGAACCATGGATGTGGCTGAGACCACTGGCAACGCCGCCTTAGAAACTTACGACGACGCCATCAAAAAAGGTAAAACCCACGCAGATGCTTTGACGGATGCTAGAAAAGCAGGCGCCGCCGCTGGTTTAACCGAAGCGGCTGTTCAGTTAACGCTAGGCAAGGTTGCTGACGTTGTTGTTGGCAAAATCGGCAATATAGGCGCCAAGGCTGGAACCAAAATAGTTGGCGAGACAGTTGTTGAAGGCGGTCAAGAAGGTGGAGCTTCCCTTGCTGTTAACGCTGTGCTTGGTCAAGAATTAGATACCAACAAGGCATTAACTCAAACCGTGCTTGGTGGGGTTGTTGGTAAGGGGACTGCTGTTGCAACTTCGCCTGCTGATATTGCCACATCTACAAACATCACCAACAATATCTCTACTGCTATTGCTACTGGCGACAAAGCTGGCGTAAACACAGCGATCACAAACTCTGTTCAGACATCTTTGTCGAATGGGGCAAGTGTTGAGTTGACTGTTGGGACTTCGGTTAATTCTGCAATCTCCAACGGTGCTGATGCTGGCACCTCTATCACAAGCGTTGTTTCTTCTGCTGTTAACAGCGGTGCTGACGTAAACCAAACAGTTACAACATCAATTGACTCAGCAATCACTGCTGGCGCAAACACATCGACAGCTATTAACTCGACGGTCACGTCTGCGATTACAAGTGGTGCGAATGTATCTCAAACGGTTACCAGCTCAATCACCGCTTCTACCAAGGCTGGCGTAGGCGCGGAAACAGCAATCAATAATACTGTCAACAGTTCTATTGCCGCAAGCATAAACAGCGGTGCAGACGCTTCTACAGCGATCACTTCGACCGTAACCTCAGCAATCACAACTGCTGTAGCAAACAACGTCAACAGCACGACAGCTATTACAACTGCTGTAGATTCTTCTGTGACGACTGCGCTGAATAACAATGTCAACGCCGCCACGGCAATTTCAACGTCGGTGACTGCGGCAATTACTGCGGCTACATCTACTAACACCAATACAAACGCAACAACCAATACAACGACAAACGCAAATACTAACGCTACTACTAACGCAAACGCTAATGCTAACGCTAACGTAAACGCTAACGCAAATGTTAATGCCAACGTAAACGCCAACGTCAATGCAAATGTAAATGCAAACGTAAATGCTAACGTCAACGCGAATATAAATACCGCAGTAAACACATCAGGCAATCCTCTCGATGATCTCATCTTCTTATTCTTAGCAGCTATCCATATAGGTAACTTCATTCCTGAAGCCAAGTCGCACATGAATATAACTTTAGGAAATTGCAATCGGATATACTCACAAATGGCTATCTGAATATTCTCTTCCTTTTGCTTCTTCTTTAATACAGAGCCTTTCTTAGTGGCGAACATTGTTTGTTGTGTCATATTATCTCCTTTCCAAGCTTCAAAAAGCTATCAAATTTATACCTTCAAAGACAACTATTCCTGCCTTTGAGAACTTCAGGCTATCAGTAAATGGCAATGAGATGACAATATTAGCTAGCGATGGTAACATCCAGGTTATTGTCAGCTGTGCTGTTTCATCTAAAGATTCATTCACCGTTTGTCTTCCCGCGAAGTTAGTACTTAAAACACTTATGCTATTCCGCGAGAACGATGTTACAATAACCATGAAGTCAGACAAGAAGGCTGAGCTTAAATCAGGTAAGTCGAAGTATAATATCTCTGTTGACTGCATGCCTAATGATTATCCTATTATGCGTAATGAGACTATCGATAATGAGATGGCCATTAGTCAATTCTTTTTACAGAAAGCCTTGAAGATGACTGAGAAGTTTGTGGATGACAAGAACACTGTTTCTAACCTTATTGGGATTAAGATAGAGCACATAAAAGATAGAATGGTTTTCACCGGTGCCGATGGAGCTATCATGTGTCGTTACGCTGCGAAGCCCCTATCGATTAACAAATGGGACTTAGTAGTTATCCCTACTGAAACAGCTACAAAGGTAGCTTCCATGTTATCTGAAAAAGGTGAGATTGGTATTTCCTGCTCACCCGACAAGATCACGTTCTTTACAGATAGCACAGACGAGGATTCATTCCAAGTATGCTCTGTACTAGCTAAGGTTAAGTTCCCTAACACAGAAGGCTTATTCAACAGCTGCCCTACCAATTCTATCCTTTTGAATACACTTGAGATTAAAGATGCTATTAAGCGCCTTGCTTTGTATTCTTCCGGAGAGACACCTTCGTTCATCATTCAAAATGGAGAAGATAAGATGACTATCAAGCTATCTTCAAATGACAACCTTATGAACAGAGATGGTGAGGAGGTAATAACTTTAATGGATGAGTTAGGTCAGCCTATCATGAAGTCCTTTGGCTCAGATTACTTTATTCAGATTTTGAATAATGTAGATACAAATGAGTTCGAATTCTTCTTTAATGAGAATGAGAAGCAACCATGCTTTGTTATACCTTCTGTGAACTCAGAGGAAGAGAAATTAGCTTCGTTTTTAATTGTTGGTAGAATGATTAACGTATAATTTATGAAAATAGTAAACCTATATAAAGACACGTTTTCTAAGGACCATTGGGCGGTAAGCGCACATGAGGCTATGTTGGAAATATTAGGAGGAAGGTTTGCTGAAGAAGTAGCCTACTTGCGCTCCCTTGACACTGACAGCTACAAGAAAGAAAAGCTCAAGCTTCCCGCGCTAACCTGGTCGGGAACGTTCTCTGACCGAATAGATAAGGGATTGTTAGAGTACTCTAACTTAATATGTCTAGACATAGATAATATAGAGCCTGATGTTATCAATACCCTTAAATCTCAGTTAGCTACCGATGAATATGTAAAGTACGCCTTTACATCTCCTTCCAACAGAGGTATAAAGATTATAGTGGAGGTTAACACGGGCAAGGAGCACCACAGGGCAGCTTTCCTGCACTTACAGAAGGTATTTGAAGATAAGTACTTCTTCAGTGTCGATGAGTCGGGAAAGAATGTTTCTAGGCTTTGCTTTGTGTCGCATGATGACAGGGCTATTATCCGCGAGAACAATACCATATTTCAGGTAGACGAGAAGTACGGGGTGGTAAATACACCTGCAGTAAACAAGGAGAAGTTTTCTAACTATACTGATGTTTCTGACGTTTCCAATGTATTTAGAGTTTGCGTGAAGTGGGTAGAGATGACAAAGGAATATGTTTCAGGAAAGAGAAATGTGTTTATTCACGCTCTTGCATGCGCTCTTAACCGAGTGGGTGTACCTATGGATGAGGCGGAATACCTTATTGGTCAAGATTATGACTTGGACCATCAAGAGATTCACATGGCCTGTAAGTCAGCCTACTTTCATAATCAGCAAGAGCATGGAATGACCAAGATTATGGATGCCGGAGTAAGTGCATTTAAAGCTCCTGCTTATGTAGCTAACTATACTGATGACGTTGTAAAGAATGACTTGATGCGTATTACCGCCGCTTTGTACCACCATAAGGTAGACAAGAAGGAGATAATGAATATCGTTGGTAAGGTAGCCTTATATTACAAAAAAGAAGGCTATATCGACCTTGATCGTAAGTCGCTTGTGGATTTGATGGGTGAGTCAGTTAAAGTTCTTCAGGATAATATCAAGAAGGATAGTAGTTTGTCTTCAATGGCTTATGAGACAGCAGAGGATATGATTGCAAGCCTTATTGATGTTGACTTCGCAGAAGGTGTTGTCTCAACCACCGTTCCATTGTTCGATGAGAACACCAAAGGCGGATTAATGCCTGGCAACTTCTACGAGATAATAGGTGTTGGTGGCACTTACAAATCTGTTCTTTCTCAATACATAGCCTTTGAAGCTGCTAAAAAAGATGTAGCTTCTCTTTATCTAAAAGTCTTTCACAGACACTGGTAGTCAAAAACTACGAAACAAAAAACAATGGGTAGTAGAATTACATTCTACTAGCCTATGGGGGGTAATACTAGCGCAGGCGCCTGACCCCCATAGGATAGACCTTGTCTATAAGAGGCTAAACATTTTTGAAATAAATTCCCGCCAAAACTGAATTTAAAA